CGGCAAGACCCTGTCGGATTCCATGCGGACGGCCCTGACGCCGAAGTCGGAAGCGTTCAGCCCCACGGCAGCGTCCGGTGTGTCGATGCCGCACAGCGTGCTCTGCGCGTTGCTCGGCAAGACGCTCGCTGATCGGATCAAGGGCAAGCAGATGGTCTCGGGCGGTTCCGGGCAGGGCGAGGAAAATCTCGTCCCGCAGGAATACATGCCCGAGCTGCTCCGCCTGCCCGGCGAGCCGACGCGCATTCTCCAGATGGTCAATATTCAGCCGACCACGACGGGCGAGCTGACGTATCCCCGCCTGGCGCAGAGCGATGCCGGCGGTGAGTATGGCGGTGTCGCGATGCAGTGGATCGCCGAGGCCGCTGAGAAGCCGGAGACGGCGCCGACTTTCCAGCAGCTGACGATTGCCGCTCACGAGCTTGCCGGCCATACGCAGATAAGCCTCCGGATGTTGGCCCGTTCGGCCATCAACCTGGAAGCCCTGCTCGGCTCCCTGTTCCGCGATGCGATTTACGACATCGTGGATACGGCCCTTGTGCAGGGCACGGGCGTCGGCCAGCCGCTCGGTGTCATCAATGAACCGGGTATCCGTCTGGTCGCACGCGAGGCCGCTGGCGCTGTTGGCTACGGCGATCTCGTCGGGCTCAAGCACGCGGTCCGTTCCTACCACCGTGCGGGCGCCCAGTTCGTCTGTCACGATACGGTCGAAGAGGGTCTCGAGCGTGTGGTCGACCTGGACGGTCGTCCGGTGTTCTCCGAGAATGTGGGCAACAGCCCGTATCAGCGCCTGGTCGGTTACCCCTACATGGTGACCTACCGGACGCCGGAACTCGGCACGGCCGGCGACGTTATCTATGGCGACTGGAGTCAGTATACAGTCGCGATGGAACAGGACGTCGTCGTGCGTCGGTCGGACGATTTCGCGTTCACCACGAACGTGGCGACCTTCATCGTCTACATGGTTATCGGCGGACGGCCCGCGCAGCCGCGCGCGTTCGCAATCCTTGACGGCACTTCCTAAACGGAGGTAGGGGGGGCGCTCGATTATGGGCGCTCCCCCGAAAACGTGTATGGACTACGTGGCGCTCAGACCGTTCGTCTACCGTGACGCACGCGGCCGTCGTCTCGACGTCAAGTCGGGGGATATCGTGGACGTTATGAACCGTCAGGAAAGCGAACGCCTGAATAACGCTGGGCTCATATCTGAATACGACCCCCTGAGCAACGCACCGGATAAGCGGGCGAAGATGGCCGCTGGTCGTCGGCGCGTTTTGTTCTGGTTTTCGTCGACGCCGTTCTATTCCGGCGGCCGGGTCCACGCGTATCAGGCGGCGTGGTGTATGGCTCGGATGGGTAACGACGTGCTCGTGATGGCCGAAGACGACATCAAGTGGTCGCGCGATTATCCGAGCTTGCCGAACCTACGCACGATCACCGGGCCCCCGAACCGGACGCCGGACGTTGATCTTGTGATAGCGGACGGCAAGGGGAAACCGCTTGAATGCGCCAGTGCATGGGCGCTCAAGCGCGGTATCCCGTTGGTAGCGTGGAACTTTGAGACGCCGAACTGGGTTGCGGAGTTCGACAAGAACGAAGCCGGGCATATCGCGGGGCAGAAACGGTATCGCGGGACGTTGGGCAAAGCGGACCTGATCGTCTGTAACTCAACCGAGAGCGCGAAGTATCTGCGCGCGTGGCTCCCAGGGGTCGTGCGCACGGCCGTGCTACCGCCTGCGGTCAACACAACGGGCGAGCCAGCGGATATACCCGACGCCCTGCAAGGTCGCGCATACGCGCTTGTGTGCGGCCGGGGCGCGCGATACAAGCGCCAGGATTTGGCGGCGCGTGTCGTGCGGGGATATGACGGGCAGCTTGATCTTGTGTGCGTCGGCCAGTGGCGCGCGAAGTTCCGCGAGTCGGACCGTCACCGGCTACACATTTTCCGGGGCGTGCCGGACGCGCTCAAGTTCGGTCTCATGCAAGGCGCGCGTCTCGTGATGCACCCGTCGACGTTCGAGGGATACGGTATGGTTCCCATCGAGTCGGCGGCGTCCGGGACGCGGTCGCTGATCTTCGATCTCCCGGTAAGCGTGGAGAATTACGGCGACCTCGTCGAAACGGTCCCGCGCGGCGAGGACGATGCGTATGTCGTGCGGGCTCACGAGATGATCGCGGAGAATCAGCCCCTCGATACCGAACATACTGCGCTCGCGCGGGGGCGGCACGGCATGGACGCGATGACCCGGACGCTGGAAACGATGCCGTATCACACGACCCGCGAGGTCAGGCTCAGTGCGGTGATGAACGTCTACGCGAACGCGAGCACGGTGAAGTATGCGCTCGATAGCGTTTACGATGACGTGGACGAAATCGCCATCAGCTACGGGCGCGACGAATGTTACGACTGGTCGCCGGACGGCACGCTGGAAATCCTGCGTGCGTATCCCGACCCGGCGGGCAAGATTACGATTGACGCGCGCGACGTCTGGAAGGGCAAGACAAAAGAGCAGTCCCGCCAGGCGATGCGCAAGAGCGCGTGCTCGCGCGTGACCGGGAACTATCTGATGATCCTGGATTCCGACGAACTGTGGGTCGGGCTCGGCCGAATGAAGGCCGCAATCAGGGACGGCCGGATTACGGGCGGCGTCCCCCTGGCTGTGACGTTCTGGCACGACCGGCATCACTGGATACGCGAAGCGAAACTCCGGCGCTGGGGCTATACCCCGCCCGCCATCGGATGGGGCTGCGTATGGCCGCACACGCGGATTATCCCGTGGCGGGCGTCCTACGCCTGGCCGCATCACGTCGTGCCGAAGACGCACGGCGGGGATTACGTATGGCCTGCGCGTGCGAACGTCAAGACGGTCGATACGCTCGGTGCGTCGTGCGTGCTGTATCATCTCGGCCACGCGCTGACTTCTGGTAAGATGGCGCAGAAAAAGGATTTTTACAAGACGGTTCACGGGCACACGAAACAAGAGGCAGCGTTCCTACGATGGGACGGCACGCTCGGTGAGTGCGGCGACGGGATCGTCGAGGCGTGGACTCGCGACTTGCCGCCGGTAGTCGCGGCGGCGTTCGATAATATCGAGGCACTGAATGGCGAATAAACTCCCGGTCAACAGCCCCGAATGGTGGGCGATCAAGCATCAGGGATACGCATCGAAACAGGACGGTCGGAACCGGCCGAACGAGTTCCGTGTTCTGGCCGCTGTGTGCATCGGTCCGGTCATTGAAATCGGTCCGGCGTTCGGTGCGTTCTCTGAATACCTGCCGCTGTCGCTGGCGTATCTCGGCGTCGACCTGGCGAGTGCGGACGTTGCGCAAGGACTACACCCGGAGCGGATGTTCGCGACCGGTGACATATTCAAGCTGGCCGGCGCGTTACGCGGCACGGCGCGGACGGTGGTTGCGATGCAGTTCATCGAACACTTCGAGGCGCCCGAAGACGCACTGAACGTCTGCCGGATCATCTCGCGGGACCGTCTGGTATTCTCCGTGCCGCGCGGGCTGCCGACGCCCTCGAATCGAAAGGGCGACGGCCACCTCTGCGGCTGGGAATCCGAAGACGATATGCGGCCGCTCTTGGAAGCCTACGGCCGCGTGACGTTCATCGACGGCTTGGCTGCGAATCACATCGGCGGCTTTGTAGACTGGAGCGCAAAATGAGCGTAACGACGCTGGCCGAAGCGAAGGCGTATCTGCGGATCGGGCACGCGAGTGAGGACACGTTGATCCAAGCGATGCTTGACGGTGCCGAGGATTTCGTGCAGCAGCTCTACGGACTGGAACTCGAGCTGACGGTCGTCTCGGAATACCTGAACGGCGGCGGCGTGGCGCTCTGGCTACGCCGGGCGCCGGTCGTGTCGGTTACTTCGGTCTACGATGCCGAATGCGAAGAGACGATAGCGACGACCGCATGGACGTGGCGCGGCAGCGCGCAGGTGTTCCAGGTCGGTATGTGTCCGTGGCCGGCCGGGCGCAATCGGTATCTGGTCGGGTATCAGGCCGGGTTTACCGGCGTGCAGCCGTCGATTACGACGGGCATCCTGAGCCTCGTGCGCCGTGCGTTCGATATGCGGGGTGACGTCGCCAGCGAGAGCGTATCCGGCTGGTCGGTCGTCTGGCGCGATATGATGCGCGGTGACGGTGCGCAGATGTTCATCGGTTACACGAACCGTCCGCCTGGAGTAGGCTGATATGCGATTCGCACGGGCCGAGAGATACAGACCAACGCGGACTCCGGACGGCGCCGGTGGGTTTACCGAGGCGCTCGTCGGCCCGGAAGCCGTCTATCTGTCGGTCGAAACGCACTCGACGGGTATGCGCGCGATATGCCGGACGGGTTCGGACGTGCTGCCAGAAGATGTTATCGTGGTCGCTGATGCGCAGTATCGTGTGATTGGATGGACCGGGCATCACGAAGGCCCGGTGGTATCGTTGGAAATCGAGCGGGTTGAACGTCCGGTGGTACCGAGATGAATCTACTTCAAGCGAAGGTTCACGTGACGATGACGCCGCGTGCGGTGCTCGATCCGGTGAAAAAGAATTCACCGAAACGGCTACTGAAGTGCGCGGCGTTGGTCAAGCGTGACGCCATGCGGAGCATGAAAAAGGGCGGCGGCAAGAAGCACACCCCGTCCGCTGTCGGTGTCCCGCCGCACGCGCAGCTCGGGAATCTTCGGTCCAGTATACAGCACGCCCTGACGGGCATTACGGCTATCGTCGGGCCGACTGAGAAGTATGGCGCCGTCCATGAGTTCGGTAGCCGCACGCACCCGCAGAGGCCGTTCATGCGCCCTGCGTTGTTGCGGACGCGCACGGAGTTCGCCGACCAGTTCAAGGATCTGATATGACCGTCGAGATTATCCAGCACGGAATGATGCGAACCGGGACGAGCGTAACGCGCGCGAGTCTTGAGGCGAACTATCCCATCGTTTCGCACGTTCACCGATACGGATGGAAGCACGGCGGTGTTCCGCTGCGCGACTATCCGGCCCGCGTAGTCGTTAGCGTCCGGCACCCGCTCTCCTGGCTGGCGTCGATGCATCGGTTCGGTTCGGCGACGACGGACCTAATCCCGGATTTCGAGAAATGGATACTGTGGAAACCGCGCCGCCACCGTGGCGGCGACCTGACCGAGTTGCACTGCTGGTCGTTCTGCTACGGCTATTGGCTCGCTCGTGTCCCGGACGCGCTCGTTGTCCGGTTCGAGGATATGCTGACGCGCCCGCGTGAGACATGCGATTGTGTCGCCGCCGAGTTGGGACTCCCCCCGTGCGGCGCCGGGTTCGCGGTGCCGGAGAAATACGTCAGCGCACGCGCTCAGAATCGGACGGACGGATATGCCGATATCGTCAAGCGCGAGATCGTTGATCGCGTCTACATGGATGCGTATACACCGGAGATGATCGCGCACGTCCGGGCACGTCTTGACCCGTTGCTTCTGGAAAGGTTCGGCTATGATTGCTGAGGCCATCGAAGCGATGATCGTCGCCGACGTCGGGATAACGGCGCAGCTGGCGACGTATGATTTCGGCGGGCTGGCCGTCGAGCCTGCGGTGTTTACGGTCGACCCGATACCCCACGACAGCGCGCTGCCGGCTATCGTGATAACCGAACAAGGCGGCGCGCGTTGGGGCACGATTGACCCCCGGCGCGGGACTCAGTTTGCGGTCGGTCACGTCCGGGTATTCGACAACAAAGGGCGGTCGCGCGTGCTCGTGCGTGGGATCGCTCAGGCGCTGTGGGAGTTGCTTGACTTGGCCAACCTGGTCGTCGCTGGATATAATGACGTTGGAACGTATGCGGACCCGCCGCAAGACCTACCGGATAGCGACGGGTTTCCGGGTTCACTCGTGATCGTTTCCGTTCGTTTGCTTGAGGTATGACGTCATGGCTCAACATGCAGAAGATGTCACCGTATCAATCGGTTCCGATACGCTGGGGTTCGCCCAGAGTATGGATTGGAATCAGAGCGGTAACACGGTCGAAGTGACCGCCCTCGGCGAGGTCTGGAAAGACTACGAAGTCGCCGACCTCGAAGGCAGCTGTTCGATCTCCCAGATATGGACGCCGACCGATACCGCGTTCATCGCGCTCCAGGCCGCGTTCGCTGCCAAGAGCGCGGTAACCGTGGCGTGGGTAGACGGGGACTCCGTGGGCCGTTCCGCGTCGGCTTGCATCACGGCGATCAATCACAGCGTCTCACTCGGCGAGTCCGTTATGACGGAACTCGAACTGACGTTCAAGGGTGCCGTTACCGAACTGAGTGCAAGCTAATGGGTAGTTTCGAGCGCGCTGAGACTCCTGAACTGAAGGACGCCATCGAACTGAACGACCCGTCGTTCACGACGAAAGACGGCGTGGAATGGCATCCCCGGATTCTGTTCTCGACCATGCGCGCGATCAAGCGTAAGCTCGGGTTCGATCCGCTCAAGCCCGACCAGGCCGACGGTCTGGTCGATAGCGACAAGCTGCCGCAGGCGATCTACATTGTCTGCGAAGAGGAGGCCAAAGAACGCGGCGTGACCCCGGCTCAGTTCTTGCAGCTGATTGACGCCGGGCCGGTCGAACAGATGATGACGGCCTGGCACAAGGCGTCCGAGGTATTCCGGTTCGGTTATACCGTCAGTGACGACGCCGACGATGACGACGCCACGGCGGCGGACCCTACGTAGATCCATGGGAGACCGTCTGGCGGCTCACGGCTATGGCAGGCGTGAGCCGCCCGGACGATTTCCAGTATTGGGAGCTTCGGCTCCTGGCTGAAGAAAGGCAGCGGCTTGACTGGGATCACACCGCACTGATAGCAGCGGCGTGTCTGCAACCGCACACACGGAAACGCATACGGCCGGAGAGTATGAACCCGTGGCGCGCACGTGACAAGCGCCGCCAGATGAAACGTCTGGAGAAGCACCTGGCCGGTCTACCGCCGGTCGTAACAGAAGCCGATAAGCGCGCACGTTGGGAGATTGTAAAACAATGGCTGTAGCAAGCGCAGGCGCAATCAAAGCGGGCTCGGCCTACGTTGACATCGGGGCGGATCCCACGAAGCTCAAGGCGGGACTCAAGGCCGCCGGTGCGAGTATGCTGGCGTTCTCGGCTGTGGTCGTGGGCGCGATCACCGTAGCGACGAAAGTCTTTACGTCGATGGGTGACGAGATCGATAAAGCGTCGCGGCGCACGGGGCTATCGGCTGAGGCCATATCGTCCCTGGGCCGTGCGGCGGAACGTAGCGGCGCTTCGCTCGCCACCGTGGAGGTCGCGGTGCGCGGAATGAACCGGACGATCTACAACGCCGCGCGCGGTTCGGCGGATGCTGTAGACGCTCTGGACGCGTTGGGGATTTCGGCTACGCAGTTCGAGGGGTTGTCTGTCGAGGAACGGTTCTCCCTGGTCGCTGACGCGCTGGCTGGCGTTGCGGATATGTCACAGCGCAGCG